AATGAATCACTACCTATCAAAGAACTTTGATTGCACCAAGGCATCCAGTAGTTAGATAGCAAACTATTTAATGTACCGGCTACAAGTTCAAAGCCTGCATCTGTGATTATCTTTTCAAACAAGTACCACCAACTAAGTGCTGGGGTTAAATCTTCTGCAAATACAGGCCTACTTGCGGTAACAAGTGAACGTGTGTTTGCTTCACCGCCTTCACTCCACCTTTGACCACGATCGCATAGCGTCCAAATCCTTTCAGATGTGGGTGTTGTTACAATATCGTAACTCACAATCTCATCTAATGTGGTTAAGTCAGCAATGTCAACAAGCTTTTTATCTCCGATGTTGCGCACCAAATCAGGCGTTTCAGCGTAGAAGGCTATCTCAACCTCGTTGATACGGTTCATCTGCTTGTATATCTTGCGCACTCTGATGTATCCTGTGGCAATGGGTAGCGTGTCTACTCGTATTTCAGCAGGTAACTTGTAATGAAAATAATTATTTGCACCCGCATCTGTATTAACATCGAACAATGAACCCAGTGCCTTTTGATTATTATCGCTAAATGGTACTCTAAACTCACGGCTAAATGCACCCTGTGCGGTGAAATTGGTTAGGTCTTGGAACTTCCAATTCTGCGATATGCTCTCATTCTCGAATAGGTCAAGATAATACTCATTTGGTATCGCACTATAAAAATACCCACCTGCCACTTCTCGAAAATCATACAATAGTGCTGAAGTAAAATTAATAGTTGTATATCCGGAATTTGGTTGGTCGACATCAACAGTGGAAATTGTTACTAATTGCGATTCATTTGAAGCATTTATTAGATTAATAGATTGACCTGCTAATGCAGGCAAATACGATGCATTCAATAAACCAACACGGGTATTACCCGGTAAGCCGTATGTGCCGCCATTTAGAAATGTGAATATCTGTGTTTCAACAGATGTGATTACTATTAATTGTACTTCTCCATTCATGCTTATGTCCAGTATTCGTTTGCTATTCTTACTTTCAATGTCACGTTGTATAGCTTGCCATCACGTGTTTTCTTTTCTACGTAGTTAGTGTCATCAAGCTTTACAGGTATCTCAACAGTCTTACCTGCATCCGTACTCAACCACGTAACCTGATTGCTCACAAGCAGTGAACGCAATAGCAAGAATTCACCCTCTGTGATGTAGTCACTGGTTATGGTAAGCACTTGTTGCACGATGTTTCTACGCTCCTGCAATCCACGATCATTAGCACTGAATACCGTTGTTGTACCATTGAACAACACCTTGCGGTAATTCTTGCGCTCTATCTCATCAGTTATTTCAGACTTTTTGATGAAGTTAAAATAGTCCCACCCGCCACGACTATTTACCCACCCCAAACGTATCTTATCATTATGGCAATCGGATTGACCATAAACACCAGCATTGTAAAAAATATAACTTATACTTTTTTGTGTTATGCCGCTAATGATTTGAATTTGATAGCAACGCCAATTAGCAAACAGCGAAGGCTTCACGGTTAACCCCGTCCAGTCATTAAGATTAGCAGGATACACCGGTAGCGATTCAACATCATAACCATTTAATGTAATATCTTGACTTGTTGGTGCGCCTAATGCACTATATATGGTAATGCGTAAAGTAACAGGTGTATTGTTAGATAAATAACTATCATTTCCGGGTATCGTTAATACACCGTAATCGGATTCAAACGATGGTATCCAAATAGTTGTGCTACTTGTAGGACCTGCAAAACTCCACGATTGCGCCAAATACCACGGATGTGTATCTGTTTTCCTATCGCTCATGGCAAGGCTTGTATTCGATGTAAGTGAATACTTAACTTTTTGCGTTCCTGTTTCAACGTTTGGCTTATAGCCATCAATCACTTGGTAATATCCGTTAATGGCTATCATCTGTTGACCAACTTCCTCACTACCTTCAGCCTCTGTCAACACCCCGCCTACCATCCACCATTCAGTGAGCGTAAAGTCAATGACCTTTTTACTTAGATCATCTATTGTATCATCTGTGCTGAAATGAAAACTTAATGGCTCATAGTTGCGCATATCATCGAGCAACGGGTTAAGGTCAAAATACAACTTGTCATCAGGCGCAGCTGGTATGTAAAAGTTGTAGGTCTTTGAATCAATTACAACTTCAACACCATAACGGAAACCCGTTTGTGCTGTTTCAGTACTCGTTGCTATTATCATTAACTTCTGACCACGTACCGCCCATTTATAGGGTTGGTCATTGATTGTTATTGCCATTTATCTTTTGTTTAACAGTAATCTATTTTCAACTGATTTAATATAGCTTTCCATTAGCTTGTCTTTGTACTCATCCCACGTATCATCTATTGCCTCTGTGTAGTAGTAGATGCCTTCAATACCTTTTTCACCGATGCTCTTTGCAATGGCAAATGCAGCACTTTTGATATTGCTCTCTGTGGCTTTGATGAACTCGCCCTGCCTGTTGCGAAGCTTTAATGGTTTGAGTCGTATCCAATCTTCAATAGGTTTAACAGGTGGCATCTTTGCACCGGCTCTACGCCCAAACTCAATAACATCTGCATACGCACCCGCGTCATTATTAGATACGGTGAAGTCAATGGTAGGCTTGTTATATCTTATCTTGAGATTGTAGTATAGTGAATTGAGCAACCTGCCCGATGCAACGCGATTAACAACCTTACCACGTACACGTCTTTTGATACGTAGGTTAGATTGCGCCCGCTCCACAACAGCCAGTGCATACTCATTCAATATGTCCTCAAACTCACTTGCCACTATACAAGGGTAAGATTTAGATGTGCCGCTGCAAGAGTGTAAGCTTCAGCATTTGAATCGCCACTGCTACCCCAGTCAATGTACTCTTGCCCGGTAAAGAATAATTGCCCTTCATATATGATTGTGCCATTGATGTCAAATAGCTTATACACCAATGCCGCTTGCGTAGCAAGGTCATCATAGCTAATGTAAAGTAGAATGGATGTGGCTGTTTTAGTATCGCCATCGCTCCAAATGTCTAATGGTTGAATATTCATCATCTTGTTAATCGTATTATAGTTCCTTGAACACCGCTTGTGCTTGTGTTATTACCCATCTGCAAAGCAAAGATTATATATTGCCCTACGGTGGTATCTATTGTAATGTTTGACGGATTGCCCGCACTAACCCCGTAGGAACTTGCGGAACTTGTAGTAGAATTAAACAAACGTAAATTGCCACTTACGCCCGTTGCAGTGACCGCTATATTTCTTAAAAATCCTGCATTACCCGTTGCAACCGTGTTCGTGAAGATACCTATCTGAGTCGCTCCTGTTAAGGATGCCGATGTATTTATATATACGCGAAAGTTAAAGGCTACACCATTACCTGTATTGGTTGATAGCTGCGTGATTACCTCTATAAAGTCATTAACCTGTAATGTATTTGCCGCAATCAAAGAACTCCACACAAGAGTATTCGTTGTAGTGTTTACTGCTGTGTACTGAGTAAAGTCACGTGCAAGTATAATCGTGCCGGCTACACCCAAATCAGTCAATACTTGTGAAGGTGTGCGAGCTGTAACCGTATTATCTGCATTCACACGAATGAAACTAACAGCACTTGGATTAGTTAGCTTGACTATGTTTTGACCTACCGTTGTACTATCAGTTATCAAAGATGCGGTTAATTGACGCAAGCGATACAGCGAAGTGCTTGAATCATAATACAAGTAGTCATTGTTAGCGGGTGAGGTAGCTACTACATTATGCAATTCCTGCAACTCATAACCATTCTGCACACGTACGTACATACGCCCCGCATTACCTGGACTGGCTGTGGTAACAATACCAAGATACACAAGGTGATTAGGTGCTGAAGGCTTTACGTTGGTAATGCTTCCCGCTGTTGCACCAAGATAGATAGCATCACCATCGGCAAAGGTTGATGTAGGCAATGTGCTAAGATTATCAAGTTGACCCGCAACTATAATAATACCCTTTTGGTTTGGTGCGATGGATGTACTAACCACCATGCCCACGGTCTGAGCAGATGTTGCATCGGATGTATTATACGCAAGCTTTACCGTCAAGCGATCGCCTGTGCCACCAAATGCGTACACAGGTTGTCCTTTAGTAATTGTTGTGCTTGCTTCGGCATTGGTGCAATACGCAAATAAACTATTTGGCGAAGTGCCTATGCATTGAAATACATTTAGCGTGCTATTGTAAATGCAAAGCATCACTGCCTTATCCCAAATATCTCCACCAATTAACGC